GGGCCGCAGATACACGACATCTCGCAGTGCAAACGCTTCGGCTGCGGGACGGTCTGCGGCTGATCGTGTCGGGCTGCGCTCAGGTGTTCGGGCGGGATCTGCCCAGAAGGCAATCAAATGAACAGAGCGGAAAAAATAATGGCAGGGCTTTCATTAGCCCTCCAGCTCTCAGTGATCGCCTTGGGTATTACCTTCGTGATCTATCACTCAATTCAATTTGTGGGCAGCACGTTGACGCTGCTTGAATACTTCGGAGGCCAGATATAATGGAACGCATATTCTTAGACGCGGCATCAGATGTTTGCGTCAGTACTCAATCTTTCGTGGTTCACTTCGATGAATACGTCGAACCGATCGACATCGAAGCGGATCAGGAAATCATCAAAATAGTGGATGATGAGATGGGGCCATTGGCACCCTGCGCATTGTCTGCACGTTGGAGGCATCAGCTATGAATAACTACACGAGAAACTGGAACGCTGGCACGGTGCAATTGGAACATCTGTTCATAGATGATCCAGAGGCCAAAATACGTGACGCGATGGCTAACGCAGACGATGGTCAATTGGTGTCTTGCTACGCCGCAACCAATCGGCTGGTGGTTCGAGCGGAATACAGCGCAGCCTATGCGGATGACTTGGATCATCAATTACGCAAGCGCAGTGTCGCGCAGGATGAGATTTTGAAACGTCTGCGGGAGCGGTTCAAATGAGATATCTACCAACGCTAAACGTCTGGAACCCAGCCATCCAAACAGCGATCCAGAGCGGTCAGCTAAAGCTCCAACGTGGGCAATGGCTGCGCTGTGGCGACAGTGCCAAACCATCGCGCTACATCGGGATGATCGGGCGCGGTGATCTATGGCTGAACCACTGGCAGGGCAGTCCAGAAAAGACGCGGCTGGCCTTCGAACAAAAGACCGAGGCCATGCGGATGAGGGAAGGCAAAGCATAGACCCTGCCAACATAGACAACCAAAGAACCCTGCTTTCGAGCGGGGTTTTTCTTTGCCTGATGCTATCACGTGAGAGGCTCTGAGAAGCTCACACAGTGGCCTAATGCTTCCCCAGCATAATTATACCCAGAACAAATACCCTCACTCAGTGGGCTTTATATCGCCTCTCAGAGCATGGGGGCTTTCGCGCTAAACACCCTGCCAGAGGCTCTGAGCGGGCCACTGGGAGCGGTTAACGATTGGGCGCGGGCATGGGGTCATCGGCTGCTGGAAGGTGGCTCAGGTGGCTGGCTGATGTCGTGGGCGTATACATCGCCGCGCTTCGCTCTTGTCTCCTGATGTCGTCAGGCTGGATCGATGCCCTAATCACGTGATCGATGGGCTGGTTTTCTCAGGCATCAGACCCTGCATTGCACATTGTGCCACATTCTTTTTTGCTGGTTTCTGATAAGTCGCTGGTTTTATTGCGTTAATTCTATTTGGCCTGTGAACTATCCAGTCATCGGAATAGAAAAAACATAATAAAATCAATAGCTTGCGTATATCGCTCGATCTCAGGCTGCTCACGCTTCGGGGCGGGGCGACTGCCACCCCCTCCCCTCTGGGGTCTGTATACACCACTGACCAGAGATTGGGATTTTGCGACTGTAAATGGCCCCAGTATGGGACTACGAGAATATTTCTGTAAAGGCACTACATCTAGAGTTGTGGAATTAGAAAACCACTCTGTAAAGTATTCACACTTGCAATTAGTTGATTGTTAGAATATAATAGCTAGTATTCGTTAACAGGCAACGGAACACTACATGGCTGAAGATTACGGTGAGGACGGCGTACTATTCGCTGACGGCTTACCCTTCTTCGTAGACCATGATCTACAAGTCCTAGACAATGGCACAATGATCGTGGTCTCTCACCTAGAGATAGGTGAAACTGAGAAGGCAGTAATTAATAAGGAGTTCTACGACATCATTACTTCGATAGTGGATGACGTAGAAGAAGACTACAAAGAGCTATACGCCATAGCCGCAGAGCTAAACAGGCAAGCAGATCGACTAAGAGAAAAAGCGCAGACTATTGAAGACAGTGACTACACAGTCGCTGACTTATTTGGTTCTGCCTATGAAGACTAACCAGCTAGACCTATTCGGCTGGGAGCAACCTACCAAGGCAGACGTACACTCGAAGAAGTGTACTAAGTGTGGAGAGGTTAAGCCACTGTCTGCCTTTGGTAAGGTAAATGGCGGTCTCATTCGTCCTGAGTGCAAGAAGTGTATGAATGAGATGGTAGCCGTGCGCAATCGGCTACGAAGAGAGAACCCTGCCCCTAAAGAAGACTACGTGTGTCCTATCTGCAAGCAGAATGCCGAGCAGGTTAAGGACTATGGCGGTAAGAAGAATACCCCTTGGGTAATCGACCACTGCCACGAAACGGATAAGTTTAGGGGCTGGCTATGTCACAGATGCAATAGGGCTTTGGGCGGCTTCTGTGATGATGTTACTTTTCTGCAGAGGGCAATAGAGTACCTCACTGCATAGCGGGTATTCCAATTACCTGAGTACTCCTAATCACAATTAGTTGGTATAATGAGACCACATATTGTTAGGAGATTACTATGTTCAAGAAAATTATCGAAGCCATCCAAAAAGCACAAATGCGTCGAGTAGCATTCTGGCAGTTAGCAAACATGACAGACAAGGAACTACACGACATTGGTGTATCCCGTGGCGACATTAGACGGATTATTTATGAAGACTGAGGCGGGAAGACTACTCCAAGTAGTCTACTAGGGAGCGGGTACTAGGTACAGTTAGTATATAGTATACCGCTCAACCGACAATTCATTATACCAATTAAATAGCTATCCGTCAACGTAAATACTTAACTATCTACATAAATAAGGGCTTGACCAGCCACGTAGATAGATGTTACAATGAAGGGGTAACTAAAAATGTCTTTTAATCTGTACTATATACGTGCAGCCATTCAAGAGCGTACAGGTCAGGTATTAACCTTTGATCGCATACGACAGCTTCTCCTAGAAGAAGGTCTCATCTCCCAGCGTGAGTTAGACGACAATCCTATGGCACAAGAGTTCGACGGCTATGGGAGATACTTCGCCACAGAAGATTGCTCAGTAGAAGTACCGCTCGAACCTAGGCGATTTATACCTGATTTATTAGAAGAGGACTTCGACGATGAAAGTTGAGAAGCGCAAGGACTGCGGAGCGTCTAACCCACCAGCAAAGGCCAAGATGTATGGCGGCGGCATGGCGATGAAGAAGAAACCAGCCTATTCCAAGGGCGGTTACGCCAAGAAGAAATGATTACGTGGGTAGCCATAGCGGTTGTGTGCAATAGCCCTATGGTTACTGACTGTACGTTGTATGCATATAGGGAGAGCTTCTTCGAGGCTAATGATTGCAACGTCAGTCTTCAGTCGTTTTTGTACACAAGAAAGCAAGAGGGCAAGTTCGCCTTCGGGTCTTGCAAGGCGATTGAATTAGCAGGAGAGGCGACATGAATGGTCTGCGTGTTAGCGTTAATCCTTCATGGTCATAGTTTTGAATTAGGCTTTTATAAGGCTTGTTATTACAAGTGTCCTAACAGGCGTAATTATAGAATCTACCGCATCGATCCTGACTATCAATGTCCTATGGGAGTTAAGGGATGATTGCGGAGTTAGCGGCTTTCAATGCCGCATTTGGCGTAGTTAAAGCAGCCGTAAATAACGGGAGAGACCTTGCGTCTTGCGCCAAGCAGATCGGAGACATGATCGGCGCGCAGGAGGCTCTACAGGCACGTGGCGAGAAGAAGAAGAACAGTGTCTGGTCTACACTAGCTGGCAAGGACACGAATGACTTCGAAGAGTTCATGGCCCTTGAGAAGATCAAGCAGCAACGTAAGGAACTCCTATCAGCCCTGCAACTATATGGTCGTCCCGGTCTCAAAGATGATTTTATTAGATTTGAAATAGAAGCCCGTAAGTCACGTAGAGAGGCAGAAATTGAAGCCAAAAAAAGTAGAGAGAAAGTCCTAGAGTGGGCCGTAGGTGGAACCTTAATGCTGCTAGGGATCGTCGCTTTCGTAACAATAATCTACATCATAGGCGCAGAACGGGGTCACTGGTAATGGCAATCGATAAGAGCAAGATGAAGTGCAACAAGCCTCAGAGGACATCTGGTGGCAGTAAGAAGTTTGTAGTCAAGGCTTGCAAGGACGGCAAGGAGAAGATCGTCAGATTTGGTGACCCAAATATGAAGATTAAGAAGAGCGATCCCAAGCGCAGGAAGTCTTTTCGCGCACGACACAAGTGCGACACTGCCAAGGACAAGTTCAGCGCAAGATATTGGTCCTGTAAGAAGTGGTAGGACCAGACCCTATAATAATCTGAGGTAGCCATGTCCCTAGTCAAGAACATCAACAAGCGTAAGAAGGCTGGAACTAGCCGCTCCAAGAAGAACAGCACAGTAAGTCCGAAGGCGTACAGTGATATGCAGAAGGGCTGGCCCAAGAAGAAGAAGGCCAAGAAGTAATGCAAGCATATGGCCTCAGAGGCACTTACGAGAAGGTAAGAGCCGCTAACGGACCCGCCCAACACATAGCCTGTGCCATGTGCGGTCTGATTATGGCTGGTATGTTTGTTAATCACGTTGAGACAACACTTATCTGCATCTGGGGGTCGATGAGTGTCTTTGTCGTTCTAGCGACAGTTTGGTTACCCCGTATTCTTTTGAAGTACACGCTACTGGCAGACTTCGTCCTAAGTATGGTCGTCCTGTTTCAGTACATGATGTACGAAGAACCAAAGCCGATGGAGAATGTATACTTCACGGCAACCGCTACTGGGATGGAACAGGCTGTACGGCCTATGACCCAGATGCCCATGACAACAGTAGATGAGGTGGCACACGCAGCGGCATTGATCTGGTTGGCGGGGTGGAGCCTGTATCTAGCGAACCTAGTCCACAGACAAATACTAGAGCATAAGAGATTTGTAGATGCCCACTGATCAGTTAGTTCCAATCATTGTAGCTTTGGTGTCTGCAGGTGGCGTGTGGACCTATTTAGCTAAACGTGCCGAGCATAAGTTTAAGGCTAACCAAGAGGACAAGAGCCAACGTGCCGAGTTCCAAGAGACACTTAAAGATCAGGTAGACCGCCTGTCTGAGAAGTTGGACAAAGTCTTGGAAGATAAAGAGCAGTTACTACGCGAAGTCTCGGAATTGAAGGCATCTCTGGCACGGGCAGAGGCCACCATCCAACATCTTGAGCAGAGGCTAATGAGCAAATAATGGAACAGAAAAAAGAATTAACAGACAAGCAGAAGCTGTTTCTCGATGCCCTGATGACTGAGGAGTGCAAGGGCAATATCAAGAAGGCTATGAAGGTGGCTGGCTACGCAGACAACACCTCTAGCACTGTAGTGGTGGCAGCACTCAAGGAAGAAATTAATGAACGAGCGGCTATGGTGATGGCTATGAACGCACCCAAGGCCGCATGGGGAATGGTAGACGTACTCGACGATCCGAGTGCTATGGGAGCCAGAAACTCTATTGCGGCGGCTGCACAAATCCTAGACCGCACTGGCTTGATTAAGAAAGAACAAGTTGAAGTAAAGAATACAGGCGGGGCAATGTTTATCTTGCCACCGAAAAGTGAAGAGTGAGCATCTGGCTAAACAAGAGCAGAGCCAATAAGACCGCGAAGATACCATACGCCTACGTGGCATCTGAGGACGACCCACTAGTCCTGATACCCGACGAGGCAAAGGCGGCACTCGTAGAAGAGGCTCTAGACTATTTGGAAGAAGGTCACTCCAGTCGAAAGACGGCAGAGTGGCTGACTTCCAAGACTGGCGATAAGATATCGCACCAAGGTCTAATACATATTTGGAAGGACCGTAGAGGGCCAGACAGTCCGACACCTTCTACACGCCTGAAGGAATTGGCGAAGCAGAATAGGAAGCGTAAGCCCAAGACTACGGAAGAGAAGAGACTGGCGGCGGCAAAGCGCAAGCAGACTGACGCTAAACGCCTACTAACTATTGCCAAGAAACGCCTCGAAGGATTACAGCCAGAAGAACAATTAGATACTTCCAATCTAGATTTTTCTGTGATAGAATCTGAGAAGAAGAAGCAAGAAGTAATATTTGCTCCTAATGAGGGACCACAGACAGAGTTCCTCGCGGCTTCAGAGAGAGAAGTGCTATATGGCGGGGCCGCTGGAGGTGGCAAGTCGTATGGACTACTCGCAGACCCTATGCGGTACTTCTCAAACCCCAACTTCAATGGCCTAATACTACGTAGAACTAATGATGAATTACGTGAACTTATTTGGAAAAGTCAAGAGCTTTATCCTAGAGCGTTCCAAGGAGCTAAGTGGGCCGAGAAGAAGTCTCAGTGGACGTTTCCATCAGGTGCAAAACTGTGGCTCACGTATCTAGAAAGAGATCAAGACGTTCTACGCTACCAAGGTCAGGCGTTTTCTTACGTAGCCTTCGACGAGCTTACCCAGTATCCCACCCCCTTCGCGTGGAATTACATGAGGTCTCGACTACGTACCACGGACCCTACCCTGCCCATCTACATGAGGGCGACTACTAACCCCGGAGGAAGTGGTCACGGATGGGTGAAGCGGATGTTTATAGACCCCGCGCCAGCCAATACCAAGTTCGTGGCAAAGGATTTAGATACTGGAGATGACTTAGTCTTCCCAGACGGACACGAAAAGGCTGGTGAGCCGCTGTTCTATCGGCGTTTTATACCAGCTAGTCTGAAAGATAACCCATATCTCATGGAAGGTGGGCAGTACGAGGCCAACCTACTCTCTCTCCCTGAGATGCAACGTAGACAATTACTAGAGGGAGACTGGGCAGTTGCAGATGGAGCAGCATTTCCTGAGTTCAGGCAGACAGTCCACGTGGTGGAGCCGTATGACATTCCCTCAGATTGGCGGCGGTTTCGGTCCTGTGACTATGGATATAGCTCTTATAGTGCTGTTCACTGGTTTGCGATTGATCCAAACTACGGCACACTAGTCTGCTACCGAGAATTATACCTCAGTAAGCACACTGGTAGAGACCTAGCGAAGGCAGTAATGGGCGCGGAGCTAGGTGAACGCATCGACTACGGGGTCTTGGACAGTAGTTGTTGGCATAACAGAGGTCAAATTGGGCCGTCTATTGCCGAAGAGATGATTTCTATGGGCTGCAGATGGCGACCCAGCGACAGGACTAACGGCGCACGGGTGGCTGGTAAGAACAGACTGCACGAAGTCCTGAAAGTAGACGAAGACACGGGCATGGCGGGGATAGTTTTCTTCAATACTTGCCGACAAATCATAGCAGACCTGCCCGTAATCCCCTCTGATCCGCGTGGAAGCGACGACATCGACCCAAGATACGCCTCAGACCACGCATACGATAGCGTTAGATACGCAGTTATGAGCAGACCACAAGCCAGATCGCCCTTCGACTGGGGGCAAGGCGTTCCACAACAGCGTTGGCAACCCGCTGACGCAACATTCGGGTACTAAATATGGCACTAATGGACAAACCAATCCCAGAAGACGTAACAGACACCACCTTGGCGGTGCCTCTGGAAGAGGATGGTGACGTAGAACAGGAAAATATAGACTTTTCTGGGGCCGTTTCCTTCGTAGAGAGCCAATATCGACGCTCGAAAGACGCTCGGCTGGCAGACGAGGATCGTTGGCTAGACTCCTACCGCAATTATCGCGGGATTTACTCCGCAGACGTACAATTTACGGACACTGAGAAGTCTAAGGCGTTTATTAAGGTGACTAAGACCAAGGTCTTGGCTGCATATGCCCAAGTTGTAGACGTTTTGTTCGCTGGATCGAAGTTTCCTATCGGTATTGAGGCCCGACAGTTCCCAAATAACGTGGCAGACGCTGTACACTACGATCCAAACGCCATTACAGACGAAAAAGTCAAAGATACCGTCAATGTAGACTATAAAGTACCTAAATCTATAGCCCGTCCCGACATTGCGAAGGACTTGGGGCTGTATGAGGAGAAGTTAAAGCCTATCCACGACGATCTACAGGAGGGCGTAGGTACAATACCCAACTCCATCACCTTCGAGCCAGCAAAACGTGCCGCTCAGAAGATGGAAAAGCTAATGCACGACCAGTTAGACGAGACTGACGCGGCAAAGCACCTACGATCAGTGGCATTCGAATGTACACTGTTTGGAACTGGCGTATTCAAGGGTCCATTCGCTATGGACAAGGAATATCCGCGCTGGGACGAGGACGGTAATTACGATCCGCTATATGAAACCATTCCAAAGATGGAATATGTCTCCATCTGGGATTTCTATCCTGATCCAGACGCTCGTAACATGGGCGAGGCAGAATTTACCGTACAGCGTCACCGCCTAAACCGCACACAGATGCGCACCCTGAAGAAGCGTCCCCACTTCCGCGAGGAGAGCATAGAACTTGCCATAGAGTACGGTCCATCGTACCAGAGAGAGTACTGGGAAGACGCTCTAGAGGATGATTCAGTAACATCTGAAATGGATCGCTTCGAGGTACTAGAATACTGGGGTATCTTGGATGCAGAGCTTGCAGAAGAAGCAGATATCGAAATTCCTACAGAATTACAGGACCGTGACGAAGTACAGGTCAACATCTGGGTGTGTAACGGTCAGATTATCCGTCTGGTCCTAAATCCGTTCACTCCTAGCCGTATTCCATACCTAGCAGTACCCTACGAGCTAAATCCATACAGCTTCTTCGGTATTGGCGTTGCAGAGAACATGACTGACACGCAATTGCTAATGAATGGCTTTATGCGCATGGCTGTGGACAACGGTGCCTTGTCTGGTAACTTGTTGATCGAGGTAGACGAGACTAACCTAGTACCGGGGCAGGATATGTCAGTGTATCCGGGCAAGGTCTTCCGTAGACAGGCTGGCGCACCGGGACAAGCCATCTTCGGCACCAAGTTCCCCAACGTATCACAAGAGCTATTGATGATGTTCGATAAGAGCCGTCAGTTAGCCGACGAGGCCACTGGTATTCCGTCCTATAGCCACGGCTCTGGTGCCGTAGGCGGTGTCGGACGTACTGCCTCTGGTATGTCTATGTTGATGGGTGCTGCAGCGCAGAACATTAAGGCAGTTGTCCGTAATATCGACGACTATCTACTAGCCCCTCTGGGCAAGGCTCTGTTCGCATTTAATATGCAGTTTAATTTTAACAAAGAGTTTATCGGTGACCTAGACGTTAAGGCGCGTGGCACTGAGAGCCTGATGCGCAACGAAGTACGTAGCCAGCGACTACTACAGTTCATGCAGATGACTGGTAATCCGCAGATGGCACCGTTTGTTAAGTACGACTACATCCTACGTGAGATCGCAGCTTCTATGGACTTGGACGAAGATAAGATTTTGAACGATCCACGTGAAGCGGCAATTCAGCAAAAGATGATGGCTGAGATACAGGCTCTGATGCCGCAACAGCCGCCACAACCGCAACAGCCCCAAGGCGCACCCTCTCCACAAGACCCTACAGGTAATGGCAATGGCAACATAGCTGCGGGAGCAGCCCCTGAGCCAGACGCTGCAGGATTTACTGGCGGCGGCGGTGGAGACAATGGCGGTAACGCACCACAACCTCAACAGCAACCACCACAGCAAGGAAGTATTCAATGAACTATTGTGCCTCATGTAAGACAAAAGCTGCCTGTAAGAAGGCGGGTAAGTGCGCCAAGTCAGGTAAGCCTATGAAGATGGCTAAGGGTGGATACACTAAGAAAAAGAAGAAGTGATGGATAAACAGTTTTATCGTTCTCTACTGCCACTCGTTAACGATAAGGACCAACACCAGACGCTAAGGGAATACGCAGACCGCCGCATCAAACATATGCACGGTCTGCTCGAAACCACAAAAGACCACAACCGCATTCTAGAAATACAGGGCGCAATAGCAGAGCTACGGCGTTTCCACACTCTAAGAGATGAGGTCATTAAGGGGGCCGAATAATGGGCTTTTACGAGTACTTCTTCGGGGAAGACAAACCAGAAGACGATCTAGAAAAGACACAAGAAGGAATAGGCTACGGTGAGCTTATTCTAGATAATGTCGTAGGTCTTGATAATGAGTATGATAGCTTTGGTGAAAAGCTGGGTCGCTACATTAATGAAGACGAGATCGGTTTCCTGAAGGAGACTGGTATGGGTATGTACGAAGGAGCAAAAGACTTTGTACAGGCACCTATTGAGACAACTAAAGAAGCAGTACGAGATGTAGCAGACAGCACCAAGGCTTTGTTTACTCAAGACATAGATGACCGACTTATGGATATGTACGGCGTAGATATTACTAACGCCACTGGTGATCAGATTACTGCCGCAAGAGAAAGCATTTTAAGTGATGCTCTGAATGCATCTTCTTTAATACCCGCTGCAGGGGCAGGTGCTATGGGAGTACGTGCGGTGGCTAGAAATATGCCTGAGTATGATCCTACTATGGTAGGCAGTAACTTAGGTAATATGTTTAGTGGCGAAATGCCACCAGCCTCAAATGCTCAGAAGACGCAGATTGCAGGTACACTACCTACGTACATGAAGGCAGATACGCTTTTAACCGATCTTTCTGGAGCAGGTAAAACATTAGACTACGGTGCAGGACTAGGTCTATCTCAGCGAGAGCTTGGTTATGATACTTTCGAGCCGTTTCCTCGCGCTGGCTTTGAGCCTACCTACAGCGCAGGTACAGACATTCCAGATTCTTCGTATGGTCGTATAACCAATCTTAACGTACTTAACGTGGTTCCTAGAGAAACCAGAGATAGCATTGTACTTGATATTGGTCGTATTCTTGAGCCAAACGGTACAGCTATCATTACTACCAGAGGCCGTGATGTATTGAACGCTAAAGGTACGGCTGGTCCAGAAGATATGTCTATAATTACTTCTGCAGGTACATATCAAAAAGGTTTTACCCAGAAAGAGCTTCGTGAATACATACAGGATACGTTAGGAGATAACTTCGAGGTTACTAACAATCCATTGGGTGCGGCAGGTGTAACCATTCGCAAGAAGAGTTCTGGTTCAGTACCTGCGTCAGTAGTAACTCAAACAGAAGAGATGCTCGACATTGATCGTCGGGTAGATACTCGCTTACCCACTACACCAGAAGAAAAAGGTGGGGATGCAAATCAGATCGGCTCAGGTGAGATGGTATCAGATACTGAAGCCTTGATGCGCGGTAACTCTGCTATGTCTCAGAACTTTGCGATGATGGCAGAGAGTTATCCCGGTTTACGTAACTTGTGGTCAGAAGATGTAGCAGAGACTGCACAGAACGTAGTCTCACGTATGACCGACAATATTGTAAGTCTCTATGATATGTCTGACCGACTAGGGATCGCTAAAGACTCAGCCAATTGGTATCGTGGTGCTAACCGTATTGCATTAGGATTATCAGACCGTTTTGGTATCTCTGACACAAAGACTGCAGGTGTTTTAGCTGCTCTAAGCCCCGGAAAAGACTGGTATCAAAACGTGGGTATGGGGGAACGTATTATTAAGCATAATGCGGAGTTAGGTTCTAACGCGCCGTGGACCCCAGAGATGGACGCTATTGCTACCACTGAGAAGAAAGGTGGCTCTAAAGGCGGTACAGCTTGGCAGAAACAAAAAGAGTTTGAGACTGTACGAGGCAGACCTTGGGGTGAAATGGAAACACCTCTACAGAAGGCTATGTGGATACGTGCTTATGATGAGGCACACTTCGGTACTAACTTCCGAGAAGTAAGCCCCCAAGGCGACATCCTTGGCGTAGTTGCTACAAAGTCAGGCGCACCTCAGAAGTTGGTACACCAGAGCTTTGATAACATGGCTAAGGCTATCCGTATTCTGGATGGCGATGGTACTCTAGAAAGTATCTCCCCTGAGCTAGGTGGGGCGCACAAAGTACGTAACTTCTTTAACAACATTCTAAATCCAGACAGTCCTAAAGATGTTACCGTAGATACTCACCAGATTGCGGCGGGTTTGTTTAGACCCCTTGGGCAGAATGCTAACGAAGTTAACCAAGGGCTTACAGGTGCTAGCGCAACAGGTAACCCTAACAGATGGTCTAACTTAGGCAAGGCAGAGACTGGTATGCGAGGCAGCTATGGTCTTTACTTTGATGCTACGTCTGAAGCAGCAAAGCTACGTGAAGTTCTACCTCGTGAGATGCAATCTGTATCTTGGGAGCAGCTACGTACATTGTTCCCAGATACACTAAAGCGGGATAAAACATTTACCGCTAACGTAGACGCTATTTGGCGCATGGTAGACGATGGCACTATTGATGCCAATGGCGCACGTGAAATGATTATTGCCGAAGCCGAGAAGATCGGTGCTGGCGGCGTACCTAGCTGGAAAAACTATATCGGAGAGCGTCGAGATATTGGTTTAGCTACAGCGGGTCTTATTGGTTCAGCGGGGCTAGTATCTGCAGAAGAGCAACCTGAAGAAGAAGAAGGCTTTGCTTCGCCTCAGTAAGGATATTTTATGGACCCTATTTTAGAACATCACTTTTTAAACATCGCCAACGGCACCGCAAAGAAGAACGATGACGGTACGCTATCTACGGTTAAAACCGCTATCGTGAACATCGATGGTCGAGAGACTTTGATCCCTACTATCTGGGACGGCGAGGAGCAACCTATAGAAGTAGCCATCGAGAGAGCTATGGAGTCGGGAGTAAACTGGCCCAAGGCTTACGGCGAGACTGCAGTGCAGCAGCTAGAAGAGCAAGACGCTGAGATACACAGCTTCACCGACGAAGACGGTAGGCTACTTATGTCAGACGACTACACGCCCGAAGAGGCACGGGCAATGTTAGACCAAGTCCAGCAAGAGTACGACAACAAGGATGAGGGCGAACAGTTTGGCTTTAAGGACGGCTTAAAACTAGCGGGTGCGGCAGGTCTACTAGGGCTGGAGAAGATTGGCGTAGACACTTCACCAATTATTAACTGGTACAAGGGCGGTGATACTGGCTTTGCACTGGGCGGTATTGCAACCGCCACTAAGGGTATCACCACAGAAGAGGGCAGAGAAATGGCGGCTAAAAAATTCCAAGTGGATGACAAGAAAGCGGATACTAACGGCGATGGTGAATTGACTACACGTGAGAAGGAAGTCGCTTCCGCTGTCCAGCGAAACGTAGACGAAGAAATTTTAGAGGACGAAAAAGTCCAGATGTACCACGGCGGTATGGCCTGTGGTTGTGATGAGTGTATGGGGGGAGACCTAGAGGAAGGTATTATGGGATACGATGAGGTGTCTGGTAATCCTATTCCTGTAGGAGCAAGTGCAGAAAATGTACGTGATGATATCTCTGCCATGATATCTGAGGGGGAATACGTTCTCCCAGCACACGTGGTATCGTGGCACGGCCTAAAGCACATCCAAGAGATGCAGCAAGAAGCAGAAGCTGGTCTAATGATGATGGAGCTAGACGGTCTTATTCAGCACGTAGAACAGTCCGAGACTGAAGAGGTCGAGGACGAAGATATTGACGTACCTGAAGAGGACGTTGATGTGGAGGTCGCCACTGTAGAGGTGGACGATCAGTTAGAAGATACAGAGGAAGAACTTGAGCCTGTATCACAACCCCTACCAGCGATGCTTAAAAAACAGAAGATAGCATTTATGGTTTAATTGGATACCCGACTAGTCGGACCCAGTGAGGAAATCATGCAGAAAAGAAAATATCAACGCGCAAACGAACCTGAAGATAATTTGACATACAGCCAAGAGCTAGCACAACAGCAACCTCAAGATAAAGCTGAACAGTTGAATGCCGAAGAAGAGAGTTATAAGAAGCGGTATCAGGACATCCAGCGACACATCCAGACGGTACGTGACCAGAAGGATCAAGAGCTAGCACAGCTAAAGAAGCAGCTAGACGCGGCAACACGGCAGCAAATTAAGTTCCCTAAGACAGATGCAGAAGTCGATGAGTGGAGCAAACGCTATCCTGACGTTGCAAAGATTGTAGATACTATCGCCCGTAAACGTGCAAACGAAGCACTTATGGAAGGCGAGAAGCGTCTACAGCAAGTAGAGAATTTTGAACGTAAGTTGAACCGCCAGAGTGCTGAACAACAACTTATGAAATTACATCCTGACTTTGCTCAGATACGACAAGACCCCCGCTTCCATGAGTGGGTAGCACTGCAGCCACAGGCTATGCAGGACAGTGTATATAAGAACAACACTGACGCTAAGTGGGCTGCTCGTACTATTGATCTGTACAAAGCGGATACGAAACGTGGGGGCAAGTCTAGTAAGAGTGCCGCTCAAGCTGTAGGACGTACAACATCAGCTACTCCTGCGGCAGGTAATAAACCTAAGTTCTCTGAGAGCATGGTGGCAGCAATGTCTGATCGTGAGTTCGAAGCTAACGAAGAAGCCATTAGCGAAGCCATGAAAACAGGCTCTTTTGTTTATGATATTTCGGGTGCAGCCCGATAGGTTACGTAATTAGATGTTGCAATAATTACGTTACTATGGTACAATGAAACCATTGAATTATTAAGGTAGGGACCCTCTTGGGTACACCCCTACCAAACCTTCCAGATAATGTATACTAAGTCTACCAGCGCGTTTGGACCCGCTTTGGCGATACTCCTTACAAACTGACACTGATGTTCAATTGTCTGATCTAGCTGCTCTTAGGCAACACAAAAACACACTAAGAGTTAATCCCAAGCCATTTCATTCAAGGAGACAATCAAAATGGCATTTCCAGTAGCATCAGGTTATGGCAACTTACCAAACGGTAACTTCTCGCCAGTAATCTATTCCAAAAAAGTACAGAAGGCGTTTCGCAACTCTTCTGTTGTAGAAGATATCGCAAATACCGATTATGCTGGCGAAATCGCAAACATGGGCGATAGCGTCAAGATCATCAAAGAACCAGACATCACAATCAACACTTACGCACGTGGCACAACACTTGCGACACA